CTGATTTTAAAGAGACATACAAGATTGATCCTGTATTCCCTGATGAGAAGAAGCAGTATGTGATTACAATTAAGAAGCCTGCTAACTACAAAGATGGAACACCTTTACCTCAGCAGTACACACCTAAAGTATTACTTCAAGAAGGTAAGACAGCTATTGATGTAACACAATCAGTTCTACCTGCTAACGGTAGTAAAGGTAAGGTTAGTTTTGAGGAGAACAGTAACGACTTTGGTACATTCTCTCGATTAAAGAACGTATTAGTTGCTGAAATGATTGAGTACAAGAAAGGTGGAGGTAATGCTGCTGATGAGTTTGGGTTAGAAGTACAAGGAGCTTCTGATTTTAATGAACAGCAAGGTTCGCAAGAACAACAGGTTGTTAAACAACCTAAACCAACTACTGTACCTGTAGAATACGAGTCTGACCCTATTCCGTTTTAAGGTGTGACATAACGAACAAGGGAGTGCTAGTAGTTATACTGCACTCTCACTATTAAATTAATTAAGGAGTAACACAAATGAATTTAACTAAAGTAAAGCAACTACTAGAACGTATCATTTCTATCCACCAAGAGATTGATACTTTAAACGAAGAACTTAAAGATATTAAGACTGTAGTAGATGAAGAATTACCTGAAGTATCTTGGTCAGATTTGAATAAGATTGGGAAGTTGACTGCTACATCGAAATTAGGTGAAACAGTAGCTAAACTTAATTCATTCTTAGAACTTGAAGAAGCTGTTAGTGGTTAATCAATTAAGTTAAGTAATTAGTTTTAACACAAGGAGAATACTCTAACAGGTGTTCTCCTTTTTATTTGAGGATTATTTATGACAATTGCGGTTTTCGACCTAGATTATTTAAAATACAGTGTTGCTTCTGTTGGAGAGAAGCGTTCTATTAAAGCTTATCATAAGGTCACAGGGGATGAATTTGAATGTAAAACACGTACAGAATTATGGGGACATTATCTAAAGAAAGACAAAGGTTTATTGGCTGAGTTTAACAAGAAGAATGGAACACAACACAAAGCAGAAGATTTAGAAGTAATTGATATTCAAATTCCTGAACCTATTAGGAACGTTAAACATAGTGCAAATGAAATGTTTAAGAAAGTGATGTGGCAATTAGGAACAAATGACTATTCAGCCTATATTGGTAAAGGAGAACCTTTTCGTGTAGAACGAAGTACTATCTTAAAATACAAAGAAAACAGGAAGAAAAGTTTAAAACCTTTGTGTTTAGATGAAATTACAGATTATCTTATTTGGAAGTACCAACCTGAAATTGTTGAATACTATGAAGCGGATGATAAAGTTGTTATGGATGCTTATAGAGATAAAAATAAGTGCGTAGTTGGTGAAGATAAAGATTACTTCGGATGTGATGTTATGTATTTTAACGTCAACCAAGTAGATAAAGGTATACAAGATTGCAGTGGATTAGGTAGTTTATGGTTGAACGCTAAAGGTGATGTTAAAGGCATCGGTAGGTTATTCTTCTATCATCAAATTTTAAGTGGTGATAGTAGCGACCATTACAAAGCTAACTCAGCTAATCCTGAATATGAATGGGGCGATAAATCATCTTACAAACTCCTTAAAAATTGTAAGACAGACAAAGAAGCTCTAGACGCAATCAAAACAGGTTACCAACTATTGTATCCCGAACCGAAGATTATAACTGGTTGGAGAGGTGATGAAATTGAAATTGATTGGAAGTACGTGTTCAATGAAAATTGGGATATGGCTAGGATGTTAAGGTGGGAGGGTGACTTCCTTGTTGGGACAGAAGTGTTAGAGAACTTGGGTGATATTAATGATTGAAGATGGTGTAGAGCATCTATACACAACAAAAGACGTGGCTAGAGTGCGAGATAAGCTCAAACTAGAACAGGGTAATATTGACCCCATAACTGGTTTAGAGATACCTGACAAACAAGCTGTACTAGATCATTGTCACGATAGTCAATTTGTACGTGCTGTACTGCACAGACAAACTAACGCTGTATTGGGTAAGATTGAGAACCTTGAAATGAGGTTCTTGTCTTGGTGGTTTGATGGTACACTTGCAGACTTCCTTAGAGGTTGTGCTGACTATCTTGATAAGGAACATGAGCAAAAGTATCTACACCCTGCATTCATTAAGAAACTTCAAGTTCAATTCAACAAACTTAATGAAAAACAGAAACAGAATGTTTTATCTTATTTTGGTGAAGAAACTGGTTGTAATGCAGTACAAAGGAAGCTATACTTTAAAAAGTTTGTATTAAAGCGAACTCATAGTATGAATGAAATCTTAGAAGTAATCCAAAAGGAGAAAGACGATGAATGAATATACAGTAATCCAATATACACAAGGTACTTTGACATACACAGTGAAAGCTAATTCAGAAGAAGAAGCTTTGAACCTTGTTTGTAGTGGTGAGGTTGAGTACGACTCACATGATTGGGAAGACAATGGTTCACCGTTTATTGATGAATAAGGAGCAACAAGATGTACAAAGTTAATGAGGTTGTCAGTATGATTCGAGTGGAAGATGGCTTTGAATATGAGAATTTAGACGCAATTGATGAGCTATTAATTGAAACTCTTTCACACTTACAACAAGCATTAGATAACTTAGGAGATGAGGAATGAGTAGTGTCAGGTTGAAAGGGGTTTTCCAAATTGTGCACAACGGTGTAGTTTTACCTCCTGTTAACTCTGTTGTGTTCAATAACGAAGGGTGGGGTTGGATAGCAGGGTTTTACAGAGTGTTTGAAGTGTGGGAAATCTCACCTATCCGTTGGCGTATTGAAAGCGAGGAAATCATAAATGATTAAAGTTAAGCAAATGTATGTTATATTTGATGACGATGGTGGTCATAAATATTTAATTCCAAAAGATGAGTACGGAGCATTTGTAAAATGCCTAAGTCGTATTGAAGAATCTTATTCAGAACACAAAGATGAAGATATTTACTACGATGAGTTGAACGACATTTTAGATGCTTTCGCTGATCAAAGATTAGAAGGTGAAGAAGTTTATGTTGTATTACCAAATGATTTAATTGAAGGAGAATGAAATGAGTATTGTAATTAAAGGTAATATCGGGATTGGTTACTACGGAGCGAACCATAAATACGAATATACTCTTGAGGATTTAGGTTACACCGAACAAGAGTGGTTGAAACTATCTAAAACAGAAAAGGATGAATTTCTTGATAGTTTGTTAGAAAATGAACTAAGCAACGTCTTGGACGCATCGTTTTGGGTAGAAGGAGAAGAAGATTGAGTAAGATAACAGAAACCGACTACCAAGAGTATTCAAAACTAATTGAAGAAGGTCATTCACAACGATCAGCTTGTTTGATATTAGGTTTGAATAGATCAACAATTCAACGATATATTAAGAGTGTATTGGAGGATGAGGTTAGCGAGGATGGTGAGACATTATCAAACAAGCCTAGAATCTTATTTTACGACATTGAGACCACGTTAGCTAAGTCTTATCATTTTGGACAATTCAAACAATACTTAGGTGTCAAACAACAAATTCAGGAGGGTCACTTGCTTTCTCATGCTTGGGCTTGGAACGACGGAGATGTTATCGGAAGTATTCTTACACGAGAAGAAATACTTGACCACGATCCTGAACGGTTAGTATTAGAAGCTTGGGCTTTGTTTGATAAAGCTGATGTTGTTGTTGCTCATTACGGAAAGAAGTTTGATATTCCGAAGTTGAATGGGTACTTCCTTAAATATGGTCTGCAACCACCATCACCGTTTAAAGTTGTAGATACAAAAGAAATCTCAAGTAAGAAATTCTTATTACCTTTTAACTCTCTTGAATACTTAGCGAAAGCTCTAGGTGTACAACAGAAGATTGATAACAGTGGTATCCAGTTATGGATTGATTGTGATCACGGTAAACAAGAATCTTTAGATGAGATGTTAGCTTACAATATAGGCGATGTAGAAGCTCTACGAGACGTTTATAGTCGCTTAATCACTTGGGACAATAATGGTGTGAATATGGCATTGTATAACGATGAACATACAGCATTGTGTACGCATTGTGGTAGTGATGATATTACTTCCTTAGATGGTAAATACGCTTATACAGCACAACGTAAGTATTCATTATTCCGTTGCAACTCTTGTAAAGCTATTCTACGATCTAACAGTAAAACAGGCAGTGGAAATTCATTAGTACGTGTTGTCTAAACATTAAGCAAAGAGTAAATCAATAGACACAAAGAGTTGTTATTCGTAGTTAGAAGTTGTATAATATTCTTCTAAGCTGTTATTTTGACATTACGAGTAACAACTTCCTATTAAATATTTCGAGGAGAGGTTGAATGAACACTTTAAAAGCAAATAAATTTAGAGTTGGTGATGAAGTTGAGATTGTAAAGTTAGATAAAACAATACAGCACTTCGGTGGAGAGGGGATACTGTCTCCTGTAGGTACAAAAGCTTTCATTACTTATATTAACGTAATAGGAGAGGAGGTTGAGATTGACAAGGATGTTTACTCATACCACGCTGACGATCGTGTTGGTTAATGGTAAAGAAGAATCACAAGCATACAACCCTTTAATCGCTCAAGAAGGTGGTGGTCATTATAAGAATCGTGGTATCCAACCGTTAGAATATACAATGCAGAATAATCTTTCTTTTTGTGAAGGTAATGTTGTAAAGTATATCTCTCGCTATAAGAGTAAGAACGGTATTGAAGATTTAGCTAAAGTAATCCATTACGCTCTACTAGCTTCTTATGAAGTTTATGGTGAACAAGGAAGTACAGAATTGAAAGAGAAAGTATTGAAGCTGTTAGGAGAACATGGATGAAAGTAAGCGTAACATATACATTGAATGAGTTACAACGAATTACACCAAACTTACGGAAAGAACATTTCAAATCAGATAATCCTAAAGTTAAAGAAGCTCTAAATAAGTTGTTTTGGAATCTAGGTTGCACATTACCCAATAAGGTTGAGATTGATGAGGGGTTAGTTACTTTAAACAGATTTGGTTGTATTGATGACAGTCCTCGTATTACAGTTAATGAGCGAGTTGACGAGAACTGGGTTAAGACTAGGTTTGCTTCACATCAAGTAAAGACGTTAACAGATGATGTTGGAATGATGAGAGAATTAGATAGTATCTCAAATGCAAGAAGTTATGCTGTTACAACAGGCGTAGAATTAGTTTAATTAGAAAGGGAATATTAAGTGATTGACAATTTAAAAATTACAGATTTAGATTTAGGGTATGAGAAGCGTTATCCAAAGCTTCTCGAACTATCAACAAAACAGTTTGAGAAACAAATATGGTTTGCATCTAAGATTCGTGTACTTGAAGAAGACCGTATGGAGTTATTATACGGGTTAGACTTACAGCAAAACAATGTAGTACAACGAATCTTACCAACATTTCGTAAGTATGAGCACGATGTAGCAGACTTCTGGACAAAAGTATATCCTGAGTTCTTCAAAGCTAATGATTGCAAAGAAGGTGCTGCTGTAATCAACTGTATTGAGCGTGCTGTACATGAACGTTTCTACGATAAGATTAGTAAGGTGTATGGTACAGATAAAGATGAGTTTTATCTATCTTACTTAAATGACCCAATCTTCAAAGAGCGTGCTAAATGGTTAGGAAAAACATTACACCAAGAAGATAAAAAACTCACTTGTCTAGTGTTTGGTCTGGTGGAAGGGTTGTCTTTATTTAGCATGTTTGCCCTGCTACGAAGCTTTCAAGCTAATGGTATTAACAAGATCGTAACAACGGTAAAGGGTACTAAGCAATCAGCAAACGATGAGTTATTACACAGTGAATACTTAGCAACAACATTCCAATATTACTATGGTGAGTTAGGAACATCGTTAGACTTAGATGTTGAGTATTATGACAAACTGTTAGAACAAACATACAATGTGTTCGATATGGAGAAGTTCATCTTAACAGAAGTTATTAAAACAGAAGGATTTCCTGAAGATGAGTTTAACGGTGTTAAGTTAACAGAGTATTTTGATTTACTAAAAGTGTTAGCTAATGTATATTTCATTCGACTAGGTAGTTATAAATTACCATTCCCTGAGATTGAAACGTGCACGCTGTATGATTGGTTCTTTACCTCCACTGTAGCATATGCTGAAACAGATTTCTTCGGAAAGGGAGAGGGTAAAGAATATGAACATGCTTGGAATGAAGAAGCTTTTGTTAAATGTTGGTTGGAAGGTTAAGGAGTTAAAATGTCACAAGCTGTAGATTACAAGAAGTTAAAAAAGAAGTGGAAAAAAGAGGGAGAAATCCCTGAATGGTATTCAACAAACGCATTGCAATTCTTCATGGATAGCTACTCATATAAAGGTGAGTCTGTTAAGAGTCGTGATGCAACAATTGCTAAATACTTAGCTAAGTATGCACCAAAGAATAAGCCTGAATGGTGGGAAGATAACCTGTACACTCAAGGTAAAGATTGGGAGGAAGTATTCTTTAATTTAATCTTTACTGATGGTTTTGCTGTACTATCAACACCACTTAAAGCAAACGGTGGTTTACCTGAACGAGGAATGCCGATTAGTTGTTCAGGACAAACACTTAGTAATTCGATTGCGTCTAAATCATTCATTACGGGTGAATTAGAACAATTATTAAAGAATGCTCATGGTTGTGCTATCTCAATGGAAGATTGGTTAGCTGAAGGTGATGTGTATGATGCTGATGGGAATATGTCACATGGTATCTTACCTCTTATCTATGAGTATCAACAAAAGACAGAGGATACGGTACAAGGCGTAAGACGTGGATCAACAGCTTTTTATGTTAGTGTTGAACATGGAGACTTCTGGCGAGTAGCTGAACTACTAGAGGAGCTAAGTGATAAACTCAATATTGGTTGGATTGTTCGTGACTCGTTCATTGAAAAGCTGACAAACAATGATGCAGACGCTTTAGCTCGTTTCGCACGAATTATGAAACTACGTGTTGCTTTTGGTAAAGGTTACATTGCTAAACTTGATACAATGAATCGTAATAAAGCTGATGTATTTAAGATTTTAGATATGACAGTACGAGGGTCAAATTTGTGTTCAGAGCTTAACCTACCAGCAGATGAACAATATACTTTCAGTTGCCCTATTATCAACTTCAACCTTACGTTATGGGATATTCGACCTGATAAAGTATTCTACCTTTTACAAGTAATGCAAGATTGTAATGTATCAGGTTATTTGGAGCAGTTAGAAGCTAAGAAAGGTTATGCAAGTCTATTCCTTTCTAAGATTTATAACTTCACAAAAGATTTTCGAGCAACAGGTATGGGTACTTGTGGTTTTCACTCTTTATTGATGATGAAGCGTTTCACCGTAGATAGTATTGATGCAATGCTTATCAATGAGGAAATCTTCTCGTTACAACGTAAAGAGACATATGAAGCAAGTGAATGGTTAGCTGAGCAATTAGGAATTCCTGATGGTTTAAAACGAGCAGGATTAACAAGACGTAATGCTACAACAATGTTCGCTCCTCCGACCAAATCTTCAACAGAGTTAGCTCGTAATTCACCATCTGAAGGGATTGGGTTACAAACAGCTTTGGTAAAGATTAAGGAGACAGTAGGTGGTGATATTCCTCGTATTGAAAAAGCTTTCTTAGACTTCTTGAAAGAGAAAGGTTTGTACACTAAGAAGAATATCAATAAGGTTGCTGTAGCTCGTTCTGTTCGGGTACTAGATGAACTGTCTGAAGAAGATAAAGCGGTATTTGCTTGTGCTTTTGAATGCAGCATGTATGCTCATTTAGACTTGTGCGCCCAACGACAAAAGCATTTCGATCAACAACAGTCTATTAATTTGTATGCGTCATCAAGTGACTCTGAAGAGGATATTGGTGGTTGGCATAAATATGCTTTACTAAACGATATGATTAACGCTCTGTATTACTGTTACTCAAGTCGTGGTGCTAGTTATGAACGTCAAGAATGTGCAGTGTGTCAATAAGGAGATAAGAGATGAAAGTAACAATTTATGGTAAAGCTAATTGTAAATCTTGTGATGAGGCTAAACAACTCTGTGATAACAACTCTGTAGAGTATGAATATAAGCAGATGGGAAAAGACTTCGAAATATTAGAGATGTACTATATCGCTCCACGAAATCATAAGAGCTTCCCTATGATTACCATACTGGTTAAATATGATGGTGTTGAGATGGAAGAGTATATAGGTGGGCTAACCGAGCTAAAAGAAGTGCTTGCTACTAAATATAGTGAATAACAAACGAAAGAGAGTATCTTAAAAGAGAGTGACTTAGGTTGCTCTCTTTTTTATTTATCTAAATATTGTGTTATTGGGTTGACAAGAGGATGCTATGTGAAGTATTCTTCTTATTAAGAAATTAACCCACTAGGAGATTTACAATGAAATTTGATTTGCAACCTTACAAGTTGTTTACTAAAAAAAGATGTTGGTGCTTTTTATTTGTATAAAACATTTAAAAAAGTAGTTGACACTTAAATCGGGTTTTATTAAGATACACACATAGACAACAAAGACGATCATTAAGGAGATTAAAATGTCTTTAGATTTTATCAACCATAAACTGACTACTTCAACTACAGATAGCAACGCAGGAGTTTTTTGAGATGTATTACGCAAAAGAGATTGATAGTAAAGTCGCACGGGAGTATGTTAAGAAATACCACTATAGTGGTAAGGTTGTATCAAACTCTAAGATACATTTAGGTGTGTTTAACGAGGAAAATGAGCTTGTTGGTGTATTGCAATTTGGGTATCCTATGAATGGTGTAAAAACCTCTAGTAAGATACTTGGTGACAAGAAAATGATGGAGTTAAACAGAATGGTCATGCGTGACGAAGAACCTCGAAACTCGGAGTCGAAAGCTATTGGTGTTTGCATGAAGTGGATTAAAACAAACACAGACTTGGACTATATCTTGTCCTTTAGTGATGGTAAAGAGGGTAATGTTGGTTATATATACCAAGCTACTAATTGGTTGTATATTGGGTATCTACTTTCAGATAGTTTTTATAAGATAGACAACGAGACAGTACACGCTGTAACAGTGTGGCATAAGTATAAAGAGAAACACGCACTAAGGGACACGCATACAACAAATGAAATTGTCTGCTTAGAACATGGTCGTGTATCTAAAGTTACTAGCAAACAGCATGTATATCTATACCCAATGAACAAATCAACTAGAAAAAATATAGTTAGCCAATACAAGATAAAACCTTATCCTAAGAAAGACAAAGAGTTACGAGTTCTTAAAGAGGTTGTTTATAAGGATGATAACGGTGTTTATCTACCTAACGGTGTTGTTAAGCTGTACTCAGACGAAGTGTTACAGAGTTGCTACTAAATACAGCAAATAACAAAAAAAAGAGAGTATCTTAAAAGAGAGTGACTTAGGTTGCTCTCTTTTTTTTATTTATCTAAATATTGTGTTGACAAGAGGATAATAAGTGAAGTATCCTCTATGTACTGAAATAGATATATAACTAGGAGAAAGTTATGTCCACTTCAAATGAAGATTGTTTTGAGGATAAACTAAAGTATTTACAACACACATTAGGGTTTGCAAAACTTGAGTGCATCAAAGCACTAAGACAAACCAACGAGGATATTGTCGAAGCAGTGAAACTTCTAAACATCATGCAGAAAAGTAAATCAATAGATAAACACGTAACGATGATGAAGATTATTTCTACGAGCAATCTTCATGGTATTTAAAATAGGAGATATATTAATGAAAGAGCAATATGTAATCAAAACACGTAACGATGAGGAAGAGTATTTAGCTTGGAACACTCGTTCAGAACAATTTTATTTTACCAACACAGTAAAGTTCGCAGAGAAAATAAATAGTGTGGAACTTGCCAGAAAAATGAAGGATTGCGAGTTTCTAAAAGATAGTAAATACAAATGTGATATTTATAAGGTTGTCCAATCTTTAGAATATGTTGAGAGAGTGTTTAATGAAAACTGATTGGGTAGAGGGAGAGGCATTCTGTTATTGCCTGAACAAAGATAACATTGAACGTGGTTTCTTTGCTGACAGGATACCTATTGGTGGTAAATACATTGTAGAATATGTTTATAACGATTGCGTTACATCAGATGGTTTGGTATTCTACTTTGATGAGATTAAACCAGTATTAACAGTTAAAGGAGATTTAGTATGAAAACATTTAAACTACTAGATTACACAGCACAAGTGTTCTACAACAAAGATCAACATTACCCTTTCTGCTTGCACCTATACGATAATTGTAGCGGTAAGCAGTTGCACGTAGGTTATTATATTAGTATCGAACAGTTAGGTTATATGACTCATTTAGAGATGCTAGATTGGCAATATCATGCTCTTAACCCTGTAAAGACTTTATTTGCTGTAGAGGAAATGAAAGAGGGTTTGCACTTGTTAGTGCATGTAATGGGAGAAGATTGATGTTTAATAAGAATACTTGTGCCATAAACATTTGGGTGCAGAAGATAGAGATGAGATGTAAATTT